GGAATACACCGACACCACCGCCCAACTCTACGTTCACCAATGGCCCCAAGGAGAAACACGATGGAATCTTCCGAGCTTCTAAAGCGCATCCGGGACGAGATCCAACGTAAAGTTGAGGTCCCGACCCCCGAATGGAAAACCGCGCTCCAGTGGGGCAAGGAATGGGGCCTTGCACGGGCTCAAACCAATCAAATGCTGACCTCGGCGGTCAAGAACGGCATCATGGAGTTCAAGACATTCCGTATTCCGATGCCAACCCGAGCATCTTACCCAGTGCCACACTACCGATGCGTTTCTTCAACAAATTCAAGCCGTTGATCGAGGTCGAGGTGGTCACGCTCGATGCTAAATTGCGGGTCGGTGAGACCAAGTGGGACGCCGTGGTCTATCGCAGGGTCGATGACGGCCAGATCCATTGCCGTCCCAAGGCTGAGTTCTTCGCCAAATTCGTGCTGATCGCAAAGAAATGACCCCTGTTTGACCCGCATAAACATTGGGTTTTCTCTCAAATCTACAGAAAAATAGTTTTCTCTGTAGACGGAAGGCATGGCATCGCCCATCTTGATCACGTCGAAGGCAACAACAGCAAACCAAAGCAAAACATGAGCAACATTATCACCGTCCAACTTCCGACCGAGACCTCCTACTGGGGCAGCACCGCCACTGAGGCCGACGTCTATCGCATCATCGGCAACCTGGAGATGATGATCCGAAGCCAATTCCCTGACGTCGACATCGACTTCCAGCATATGCAGGAGCCTCGAGGCCGCGGAATCTTTGGAGACGACGAGTCGCTGATGGATTCCATCTATCAATTCATCCAGGACAACTGGACCGCCGCCCTCTGACAACCTTAGGCCCGGGTGGGGCCAATACCACCCAACCAGGGGCGCGACTGGCCAACGCGCACAACTCTCAAAACCATGACCACCATCTCCAACCTCATCACCGCCCTGATCATCGTAGAGTCCTCGGGCAACGATCTAGCCATCGGCGACAACGGACGCGCTGTAGGCCCCCTGCAGATCCACCGCGGCGTGGTGCAGGATGTGAACCGGATCACCGGGTCGCATTACCGATGGGAATCGATGACTAACCGCGCTCAGGCCAGGGCGGTGTGTGAGGCCTACCTGAAGCACTACGGCCGCGGCGCCACCACCGAGCAACTTGCCCGCCGTTGGAACGGGGGGCCGGCCGGAGATCGCAAATCTGCTACCGAGGCCTACTGGGCCAAGGTCAAAAAACAAATCAACAACACAAAATGAAACAATCCACACAAATTGAAGTCATAACCCCACGCATTGCTATTGCGTATCTTGAACTAAACAATGGAAACAGGCCGTTAAGAAAATCACATATCAAATCACTTGCATTTGATATGGTGAATGGAGATTGGCAAATGACACATCAGGGTATTGCTTTTGATACCACTGGAAGGTTGATTGACGGGCAGCATAGATTGCATGCCATTATTGAAGCTGGTGTTCCGCTTCAAATGCTTGTTACAAGGGGATGCTCTGCCTCCTCGTTTGCAATACTTGATCGCGGCGCAAATCGCAGCCCTTCAGACATCCTTAAATGGCCAACCAAAATCACCGAGGTGATAACGCTTGCCATTAGAATTGCATACGGAACAAATCCAACCTTGAGCCGCATTCGGAAAATGGATGGATCAAGTCTAATTAAAAACTGTCAGGTTCTCTTGGATAATTGCCTGACATGCAGGGCGACCATGAGCACTTCAGGAGTAAAGCTGGCCGCTTGCGTTCAAATGACGGTGCAAGAAGATCATCAGTTTGTAATATCTCAATACAAGGCGTTGATATCGGAGCAATACGATGACATGACAAAATGCTCACAGTCATTTAACAGGCAAGCGAGAGATAAACAGATGAAAAGAGAAGAGTTATTTTGCCGGGCAATGTTTGTGTTTGATAACACTGAAATCAACAGACCAAAAATATTGATTACAGAAGACATCATTGCACAAAAAAACGAAATACTTCGCCGTATAGTAAAACAGCACATTGGGAATGAAACCTAAAACCATCAACGTGACCACCACCACCCATAAGGCCCTGCGGGACTACTGCCTCGCCTACGGCCTCAAAATGCAAGCAGTAGCCGACAAGGCCATTATGACATGGATCAGAAAGGCGGCAAAGTGAAACGAATCTTGGCCATCGACCCAGGCCTGTCCGGCGGCCTCGCGCACTACGGCCCCAGCGGTATAACGCTGGACGTTATGCCTGCCACCGACGCCGATGTGTGCGACCTGGTGATCAACAGGCTGGGTGTGAGTGACGTGGTCTACATCGAGAAGGTGGGCGGCTACATCGGAGGCAAGGGCGCTCCCGGGTCTGCCATGTTCAACTTCGGCCGCAATGTGGGTTTCCTGCATGGCCTGATCTCAGCATCCAAGACCCGGGTGATCGAGGTGCCGCCACAGCGTTGGCAGAAGACGATTGGGGCTGGCACCTCAAAGACGCACGGCAAGGGCTGGAAGAGCCATCTGAAGGGCTTGGCGCAGCAGAGGCAGCCCGAGCTGCACATCACACTCAAAACCGCGGACGCCGTGCTGATCCTAGAGCACGCAATGATTGCGGAGGAAACGAAATGAGCGATACACCGAGGACGGAATCTTTCAACTGTTATGACAATGGCTGTGACAATCCTCTCCACGCTTGGGGAGCATTTTCAGCAGAACTCGAACGCGAACTCAACGCGGCCAACAGCAAGATTGAGCTACTCATGTCCGCCAATGCTGACGTGGCTCGAATTGCTGACGAACGCGATGCAGCGGAGAAGCGTGTTCGTTTGCTCATCGCAGAGCGCGACACGGCGCAACTTCAAGCCAGCCAAAACTGGAAGATCCGCGAAGAGTTCCGCGCACTGCTGGGAACTGATGATGTAGCAAAAGCAGTGGCTGAGATACGACAGATGAAGGAGCGCATCGAGCGGTTGGAGGAGGCGTTGGATAAATTATTTAATCTTCCAAACGATTGCTGCTGTCAGCTTTCTGACAAATCACTTGATGCGTGGAAGAACGCGCACGAATCACTCAAAGCCAAGGAGGCCAAGCTGTGAAGCACCCAAGCTATTGCTGCCAAAAGTGCGGAGAACTGATCGGTTGGATCGGACGATTCCTGTTCCCGTTTTTCCATCAATGCAGAAAGAAGGAGGCCAAGCCGTGAGCCACATAGTAGATGCACACGTTGCATATTGCACAGCAATCAGCGAACTGAGTCGGGATAAGACAGAGCTTCTTGAGCGCATTAAGCGGTTGGAAGCTGCGGGGGATGCGATACTGAACGCAAACGACGATGATGAACAATACGAAGCAATAAAGCAATGGTACAAAGCCAAGGAGGCAAAGCCGTGAGCGTTGAAGAACACCTCCGGTACATGGCGGAAGACCCTTTCGGATTGTGTGACAAAAACTCACTACGCAAATTTGCCGTAGAGGTTCGCAAGCTGGAGGATCGGGTGAAACAACTGGAGGACCGCATCAACCGAGCCGCAACAGCATTCTTCCGAGACGGGTCAGATGGTCAGGTTGCATCTGGAATGCTGACGATATTGGAGGAGGAGAGAAACAAACCATGACATCATCCAATGACATTCAGCGTATAATAAAAGAAGGCACTGGCCTGCGGGTATTATCTAAACAAGAGATTGGGCAAACACAACGGGCGATAAAAGAAAAGAAGGTTGAGTTTACCAGCTTTTGGAATCGCAAGCGTGGAAAGGCAACAAAATGAACGACAAGCAGACAATCAATACGATGATCGAATACGGAGGGTCATTCGTTCGCAAACTCGGCGCTGCCGCCTATGTGGCAGACGAGGAAAACCTAGCGAAGATCAAGGCGACATGGCCCGACTACTGGGCGAAATACAGCCGTATGGCAAAACAACTTTCAGAGGTTGAAAAACAAGCCTCGAGGTAAACAACACAACAAAGAACAACATGGGAATCACAGTATCAACAAAACAAGGCGGCGGGAATTTTACCCCCTGCCCGGAATACACAGGCCGAGCGGTCTGCATCGACATCACTCCGCTGAAAGCCTACGAGACCGAGTATGGCACCAAGCAGAAGTTCAAGATCGCCTTCGAGATCGACATTCTGGACAAATCACGCAACCCGGTGCAGCCCTGGGTGATTATGACGGCGCCGATGACGGCCAGCCTGCATGAGAAAGGCAGCCTAACCAAGTTCCTCAAGGACTGGCATGGCCGGGCCCTGACGGCCGAGGAGACAGTCAGCCTCGACTTGGATACATTGATCGGCCGACCAGCCACCTTGGTCATTGCTCACGAGTTGAGCCAGGACGGTTGCAAGACCTTCAGCAACATCAAGCTCATCATGCCCCACAAAAGCGGTGAGCCTCTAAAGCCCTCGGGCCTGTGGGTCCGTATGCAAGACCGGCCACCGAAGGATGACGACAAGGTGAAGACCGGGACGCCGGCAACTGCGGCGCCGGTCAAACTTGGTGACACCAAGGTGCATGTCGGTAAGTTCCGCGGCATTGCCCTGTCGGAGCTGACCCACGAAGCCGTTCGAGGCCTTGCCGAGCATTGGCTGCCTAAGGCCAAGGTCAATTCAGGCAAGAGCCCTGAGGACATTCTGCTGATCAGTGCTGTGACTCAGCGCATGGAGGAGATCAATAAGACTGAGCAGCCCGAGTTCGACGACGTGCCTTTCTAATCCATCTTACTGACTCGTAGGAAGCCGGGGGCGCGCATCGGCCGACAAACGCGCATCAACTACTAACGCAAAGCAATTTAGCAATATGCCAGCCAATTCAAAAATCATCTTCGACATCGAGACCGGGCCCCTGCCGGTCGACCAGCTCAACATTCCGCCCTTCAACCCGGCTGACGTGAAGCTGGGCAACCTCAAGGATCCCGACAAGATTGCCGACAAGCTCCAGGCCGCCGAGGCCAACCATGCGAACGAGTACATCCGAAACGCGGCCCTAGACGCATTATCGGGCCAAGTGCTTTGCATCGGCTACTGGATGCCCGGCGGTAAAGGCTCAAACATCTTGTGCGCCGATGCCGATGGTGAGGCCGCCATGCTTAAACAATGGTGGTCGCTGCTGAATCAGCACGAGCGCAACCCCATGCTGATCGGCTTCAACATCAAGGCATTCGACCTTCCTTTCCTCATCAAGAGAAGCTGGAAACATCGGCTCGAGGTGCCCTACTGGCTCCGGAGCGGTCGCTATTGGGCCGAGACCGTGATCGACCTGCGCGAGGTGTGGCAGCTTGGAGACAGCCGGGCGCACGGCAGCCTCGGTGCAATCAGTCGGCACTTAGGCCTAGGTGACAAGGGTGGCAGCGGCGCCGAGTTCAATCTGCTGTGGAATACCGACCGCCAGGCAGCAATCGACTACTGCCTCTTGGATGTGGAGCTGACCAAACGCGTGGCCGATGTGCTGATTCCGGCTTACTGAGGAGCAACCATGACATGGATACTTCCCAAGCAGTTACACACCTTGGCCTCTGCGCTGGATACGGAGGCATTGAGCTTGGACTCAAACGAGAATCGGAGCATTTACCTCAAATCGAAAGGTAAAAAGTGAGCAAAGATTCAAAGCGCAAAGCTCCAGCCTTTCAGTTATACACCGATGACTTCCTAGCTGGGACCCTCGAAATGTCCCAAGAAGAAGTTGGTCAATACATCCGACTTCTCTGCCACCAATGGAACCGCGGTTCAATTCCGGTTGAAACCGAAAAGCAACAGCGGTTGGCTGGCGGTTGCGTTTCGGTTGACGTGTTGGTTAAGTTCCGGTTGTGCGAAGATGGGCTTCTTAGGAACGAAAGGCTTGAGTCGGTTAGAACCGAGAGAGGGCTCTTCCTTCAACAACAATCGATAAAAGGCCAGCAATCTGCAGAAAAGCGAAGACGCGCTGCCTTAGAAATCCAACCGGACTTCAACCGGACTTCAACCGAAGTTCAACCGGATACCCAACCGGATGGTCAACCGGAATTCAACTCTCCATCTCCGTCTCCATCTCCTAAAGAAGATACAAAGAAGGAAAAGGCCTTGAGTCCTGACCTTGAAGCCTTCCGCCTACGTGTTGGTGCTATGCTTCGCCGTAGGCCTTCGACCAAATGGTCTACCGGTGAGATCAAGAAGCTGAAAGAGGTGTTCGACCTGAACACACCTGAGGAAGACCTAGTTCGCCTGGAGCAACGCTACAAATCAAACGACCCGTATCTCCGGCGTGAACTTGAGACCCTGTTGAACCACTGGAACGGTGAGATCGACAAGACTCAAAGCGATCTCATCTCCGGCAACAACAACCCAGGCGCTATTAACGCCGACATCACTAACTGGCAATGAGCGACCCATTTTACGCCGAGGAAGACGAGTTTGGCCTGATCGGTGCCTGTCTATCCGGTGGCTCGGATGTCTGTTACGAGGTGTTCTCCAAAATCACCACCGAGGCCATCCAGAACGACAGCCTGCGCCAGATCTACGAGGTCACCAAGGGCCTCGTTGCCAAAAGCGATCCGGTCAACTTGCAGACCGTGGTTAAGGAATGGAAACGCTTGATGCCTCAGACTCCGGTGCCTTTCGAGGCTCTAAACCGCTGCGACGAGGTATGCGCCAGCCCAGCCAACCATCCCGAGTTCTCCAAGGCTGTCCTCGAGGCCCATCACCGCAGACAACTGAGATTCGCCGGGGACCGTCTAATACGTGAGTCCGCTGTCTCCACCCTCTCCGTCGATCAAATCGTCTCTAATGCCGAAGCAGGGCTCACCGTTGAGGCATCCAAAGAGGAAGTCCAATCATCCAAGTCGGTTGTCAGTCGGTTCATTGACTCGACTCAAGAACGATTCTCAAGGCAGGGCCAACTGTCAGGGATTACTTCAGGGTTCAATCGGCTGGACAAAATGACCGACGGTTTCCAGTTGGGTGAGCTGGCCATCATTGCTGCCCGTCCAAGCATCGGAAAGACAGCCATTGCCATTGCCATTGCCAAGGCAGCCTGCATTGACTCAAGGATCCCCACCTTGTTTATCAGCCTTGAGATGTCCGATGAATCCATCGTGCGCCGGATGGTCTCATCTGTTGGCAGCATACCCATGCAGGACATCAAGACCGGCCAGCTCGACCAAGGGGGGATGAAGGCTATGTCGACAGCATCGGCCAAGATCGCAGGCAGCCCGATTCATTTTGTATCAGGATCCGGTGTCTCCAATATCGCCACCATCACCGCGGTAATACGTCGGGCCGTTCGCAAGTGGGCCGTAAAGCTTGTGCTAGTGGATTACCTTCAGAAGATCCACGGCAGCAGGGCAGCAGAAAAAAAGACATACGAGATTGCCGAGGTATCTGGCAGACTCAAAGGCGTGGCCTCCGATACCAATACAGCCGTGGTTGCCCTGGCTCAACTCAATCGAGAGAACGAGAAGGACAAAGGCCGAGTGCCTCGACTGACTGACCTAGCGGACTCTGGGCAGATCGAGCGTGACGCTGATCTGGTTCTATTGCTGAATAGAGAACGCAACCAACCTCAAGGCGAGGCTGTCATTGCAATAGCCAAACAACGCGACGGTGAGTGTGGCCTTGTTCCACTGTGGTACGAAGGCCAATACTGCCGCTTTTCCGATCCATCCCCAACCTTCTGATTTTTTTCCATGACAACTAAATACAACATCATTCACAACTACGTCCTCCAAGAAGCCAAACAACTGGTGCGCTTCGCAATCAAGAGGGGCTGGATGTCCTACCCTCCCGGCACCCAGATTGACATCGAAGGCGACCCGATCCCCAATCTCGACACCGAGGAGAAGACAAGCAGCCCGATCACGCCAGAGCTTTGCAACAAAGCATTTGTTCTGCGTGAAAGAGGAATGAAGCTCAATGACATTGCATTGGCTTGTAGCGTTCCGCGTGGTTCTATTGCTTACATCATATCACAAGGGCATGAGGCTTACCTATTAAGGCTTAGAATAAATCCCAATAGCACTAAGGAGTCTCCTTAAGATAGTGCTAGAACAGGTGAACGCGAGAC